GAAATCTTGTGTTTGTTCCTAAAGCAGTAGCATTTGCAATTTCAAAATCAGTAAGATTTGCACCCACCGAAAAAGTAGTAAATCCTGTAAATACTATTTGTGGATCTGTACCAGACCCATTAATCTCAACAGTTGCACTTCCACCAATATTTCTTTGAAATCTTGCAAGTGGTCCACCAGCACCACCACCACGAACTAAAAGTCCAGCACCAGTTACAGCAGTATCATCAATCTGAACTTTATATGTTGGATTTGTGGTTCCAATACCAACAGAACCAGAAACATAAGCACCACCAGTAACTTGAAGTGGTTGTGATGCTGTTCCTGTAAGACTTGTGGTTCCTAATACAAGTTGTCCAGTTCCAAAGAGTGTTGCAACGTTTGTGGTTCCTGCATACCATTTAAATTGGTTTCCAGTTGTTCCAACAGAAGACCATAAAGTAGCACTCTCAATACCAAATCCAAAATCAACAGCAGAAGCAGCAACACCAGGATATAAAACAATCTTGGTTCCTACACTTCTTGTTGCAAATGTAGGAGCAGCAGTGCCATTCGTATTAAAATCAATTCTATTCCCAGTAGCACCATTCAAAAAGATTTGACCTCCACCATCTGCTGTGCTGTTTGCTTGTGTAGATTGAATTTGTCCCTGAAATGTTGAGATACCAGAAACATTTAATGTAGTAGCATTTACAAAACCAAGAGTGCTTATACCAGTTACATTGATATTTCTACTATTCAGTTCATCTATTGTAAGATCATTTTTTATGTAAAGATTCCCACCAACATAAAGATCATTGGAGAAAGTTCCTAGACCTACAAATGTGGAAACTCCAGATACATAAAGTTGATTTGCCGTTACAATACCAAGTGTTGCAATTCCACTATAATTTAAGTTCGTTCCAGAAATACTTGTGACTACACCAGTGACAATATTTGCATTTGTATAAGCAACACCTGTTCCACTGAGATTTGTAATTGTGCCAGTAGTGCTTTTCAATGTGGCAATTGTGCCAACACCCGTATAATTTAAGTTTGTTCCAGAGATGCTTGTGACTAAACCAGTAACAATATTGGCATTAGTGGAATTAACAGTTGTAATATTTCCAGTTGATGCTGTTATAATACCAGAAGAATTAATATTTCTTACAACTGCCAAATCACTCTGAGTAAATTGAACATTGCCAGCAGCAAGTCGAGTTCCTGATGGGAATTGAGTGGATCCAATACCAACACCATAGTTAAATATCCAAGCATCAGTTCCAAGTCCAGTAAAAGTGCCTGCCTTGAACCACATAATTTTCTTATATGTGGGAAGTGTAGATTCACCAATACCAGGATTGTAAAGTGTAATTAATGGAGTTCCTTCCGTAGATGCAACTGCAATACCACCGTGATTTGCTGTAGTGTCATTTGAAACATCATTACCAAAAGCATCAGTTCTAAAACCAAGAATAATATCTGGGTCAGAAATTTTTATTTCTTGAACATTAAGAAATGCAGTTGTTCCTCCAAGTGTAATATTTCCAGTTACATTTAAATTACGATTAACTTGAAGGTCTCTTGTGACTGTTACATCTTGAGGGAGAACTAGGTTTGATGGAAGACTCAATGTTGGTGTAGAACCTTCTCCAGAGGTTGCACTTACAGTAATTTGATTCGCAGTTCCAGTAACTGACTGGACATAATCTCCAGTAGTATCAGTTCCAAGAGCAACTGAATTTGGTTGAATCGTTGCTGCTAATGATACATTACCAGTCCCATTAAAACTAATTGGTGAAGCAACAATGTCTCCAGTAATCTCAAACGTTCTTGGAGTAACAAGTTGTGTCGCTGATGCTGCAATACCAGTTAAGTTACCTACAAATCCATTAGCAGAAGTTGTGACTCCAGAAACATATAAGTTTGTTACTGTTGTAATACCTAATGTAGTAATACCAGAAACTAATACATTACCAATTACTGTAAGTTTTGATGTTGGATTTGTGGTTCCTATACCAACATTATAAGAACTATTACCAGTAATCCAATCAGAACTTCCAGAACCAATTACAAGTTGATTATTGCCTGATGTTGGAAGACTTCTATTGTAACCAATTACAATATTTTCAGAACCAATACCACTTGATACTACACTGTAACCAATATAAACATTTTTACTTCCTTGATAATCTGCATATACACCAGCACCAGATCCCAAATAGACATTATAAGACCCATTAATATTTCCAGCACCAGCACCCACTCCTATGAATACATTTTCCAATCCAGTAGATAATGCTCCGCCAGCTAACTCACCAATAAAAATATTTTTATTTGCAGAACTAGTATTAGTTATTGTATAACCAGTGTTTGTGGTTCCAATTCTTATGTTTGAATATCCATTAGAATTTGGAGTAAATCCTAATACTCCATTAATTTCCAGTTTTGTTTGTGGATTTATGGTTCCTATACCAATATTATAAGAACTATTACCAGTAATCCAAGCAGTATTACCAGCACCAATGACTAGTTGATTAGAACCATTAAGAATTGGTGTTTGTTGATTATAACCAATAACAATGTTTTGAGATCCATTTTGATTGTTACTGCCAGCATAACCACCAATGTAGGTATTATAATCTCCAGTGGTATTACCAGTTCCTGCAAGGTAACCAAAGAAGTTATTACCAGTTCCACTATTGTTATTAGTTCCTGCAAGATACCCAAAGAAATTATTATCACCTCCAGTAGTATTTGCAACTCCTGCACGAAAACCTAAGAAGTTGTTATTTTGCCCGCTGGTGGTGTTCTGTCCTGCATAATTGCCTAGAAAATTATTATTATTTGCCTGCCCAGCAATAACTGAAGATCCAGTATTACTATCACCAATTTTTACATTACCACCAGTAAATCCTAGAACTCCATCAATTTCCAGTTTTGTTTGTGGATTTGTGGTTCCAATTCCAACATTACCAGAAACATAAGCACCACCAGTTGTTTGCAATCTTTGTGATGCTGTTCCAGTAGAAGTTGCAGAACCTATTAATACTCTATTGGTAAAATTTGCACCACCAAAAACATCAAGTTCGGCAGAAGGATTTGATTTACCAATACCCAGTTGTGCAGCACTTGTAAATTTAAACTTCTCATTAAATCCATTACCTTGTTCTCCACCAGTTCCATTTAAGTGAATTGTAAAATAACCAGTTCCAGAATTGTGCCTTAAACTCAATTCACTATTAGAAGTAGTTGAAGAATATCCAAAATTAATACCAACTGTATTGTCAGTTACTCTTCTAATGTATAATGCATTATCTAACCCTGAAGTACCAATTACTAATCTACCAACAACATCCAAAGTTTGTGTTGGATTTGTGGTTCCTATACCAAGATTACCAGAAGCATTAAATCTTGCTACTTCTGGTTGTGATGTTCCTCCAAGTCCAGTTCCGGTTCTAAAGATTAATGAACCTGCATTAGTAGCAGCAGCACCACCAATAAAATCAATCTGTCCACCTTTACGGGAACCAGATATCATTCCTCCAGAAAAAACTTGAAGAATGCCTCCAGAACTATTTTGAGTGATAGTTGCGGGAATATTATTATCATCAGAACTTTTTACTATTAGATTTAATTCACCACCTACAACAGTTGTTCCACCACTAATCTCAAGTTTTGCTGCCGGATTTATGGTTCCTATACCAAGATTACCAGAAACATAAGCACCACCAGTAACTTGGAGTCTTTGTGATGCAGTTCCTGTTGAAGTTGATGTTCCTACTAATACTGGACCATTAATGAATGTTGAGATACCAGTAACATAAACATTTGATGCTGTTAAGAAACCAACTGTTGTTACGCCAGAAGCATTGATATTTGCAACGGTCAGTTGAGTTGCACTTAATACTTCTGTCCCATTAATCTTATATACTTTTCCAGAAGCAATATCAAAATTTTCGCTTGACTTTAAGGAATCACTTGCATTATTATAAGTAAATGTTTTTAAAATATTCGTGGAACCTATTCCAATTCCACCACCATCAAGAAGTAAATTGGTGCCAACCGTTGTAGCGATACCAACTCTTAAGTCGGCAAGTTCAATTGTTGAAGAATTGACAACAAACTGTGTTCCATCTACATATAAGTCACCTTTGATTCTTACTGCACCAGTATTATCACCAACTCCAGCGGGGTCAATGGTGATTGTGGAAGGTCCAGTAATTGATCCTGAAGTAATATTAATTCCAGTTCCACTTGCACCAGTTGAGAATCGAGTCGCAGTAATAACACCAGTAGAATTAATATTGGTATTATCAAGGAAAGTAATTGTGGAGTTTGTGCTAGTAAATGTTGTAATCGTCCCCAGACCACTGTTTAATCTTGTATTATTAAACTCAGTGATCGTTGCAATACCACTCGTAAAATAAGTATTGGTAAGATCTGTAATTATTCCAGTGGTGCTTCTAAAATTGGTAATCGTGCCGATACCAGTATAATTTAAGTTGGTTCCAGAAATTGTGGTAACAACGCCACTTACAATATTCCCATTCGTATAAGAAAGATTCGTTCCACTTAATGTTGTAACGATTCCACTACCACTTCGTATTGTTGAAATCGTTCCAACACCAGAGGTATTGAGATTTGTATTGTTTATCGTGGTAATTGTAGAAATACCACTCGAAAAATAAGTATTACTTAGATTCGTAATCGTCGCTGTTGTGATTGTAGCGACACCAGTGTTTATATTTCCATTAAAAGTAGTGGCTGTAACTACACCAGTAACTAGAGCGTCACCAATTACGTGCAAGGCAGACGTTGGATTTGTTGTCCCTATACCAGTATTAGCTTTTAGTAGAGCCATCTTTTTCCTTTATATAAGGTTATTTATTTCTTAGTAATTGATATTATATCCAGTATAAATTGTCCAACTTGTTCCATCACTATTTCCTTCGAACACATAACTTTGGTTTTGTGCTAAAGTATAAGATGTATATTCTGTAGTTGAACTTGCAACCATTTTTGCTCCTGTCAAGAGAGAATGATTTCCCACCAACAATTCAAGAACATTTCTACCACCCATAATGCTTGGATTAAATAAAGTAATTTCAAAAACAATGTTTGGAGAACCTACAATTCCATTTGTTGGTGATGCAGTTCCTTCATAACGAATTCTTTGATAGTCAGTTCCGTTGGCATATCGTGAAACTCTTTCATATGAGTTATCATCAGAACCAAAATGAAACTTGGGAACTGGAGGACGAGTTGCACCCAATGCACCAAGTTGACCATATTCACTCGCACCAGCACCAAAAGTCAAATAACTATTGGAACCCATATAGGTTGTAGTATATCCAGATCCAGCAATATAAAATGTAAATGGAAGAGATATTGTTAAGAAATCATCATCCACAGAAGCATTTTGAAGTCCTGTCCAACTTCCAGTAGGAGGATATGTGCCCCCACCAGCACCATAAGCAGGTGCCTTTGTTCCCAAAACAATACTATACAGAGCAGGTGGAAGAGGTGTTACATTACTTACACCAGTCAATTCATCAAAATAATTATAGACTTTAAGGTCTTTATTATTTACGATTCTCATAGGAATATTGCTGGAAAGTCCAGCAAATGATTCCTCCTTCATTGTATTGGAATAAAAAATTCCATACTGATCTACACTGACATTTCTACTTGGTGAAGAGAATTCATCAAATAGATTAGCATAAAGAACTCCATCGCTTCTTAATCGTGCTACAGTATTCATTATATGAAAATAAAGTCGAGTGAATTGAGAGTAGCATTATGTTGAATTTCAAAACGGTTTGCTGCACCAATTGATTGAATACCGACCGTTCCAATTACATCTAGGGTTTCTCTTGGATTTGACGTTCCGATGCCAACCGATCCAGATACATATGCACCACCAGTAACTTGCAATCTTTGTGATGCAGTTCCAGTGCTTGTTCCCGTTCCAATAAAAACTGGACCATTATTAAAGGTTGAAATTCCAGTAACTTGTAACTGAGAAAATGATGTAGCAGAAGCAACAATACGGGAAATTGTTGCTGCAGTTCCTGCAATATTTACCGCAGTTACAATACCAGTAAAGTTTGCATTACGTGCTGTAAGTTCATCAAATACAAGATCATCACTTACATATAAGTCACCACCAACATAAAGATCGCCACCAGTGGTTGTAATGCCACCATTCTTAGCAAGAGTGGTAACTCCTGTAGTCTCAACATTACCAATTACATATAAACTTCTTCCACCCGCAAGAGTCGTTCCAATCCCAACTTTACCAGTTACCTGTAAAACTGTATCGTTTTCGGTAATTGATGAAATACCAAGATTTAGATTTTTTTGTCTACCGCTCTTGTATGGTTGGGACATTTTACAGATTAGTTAAGAGTTTCTAGAATACTTGCAATGAATTTAATGTCTGTTGCATTATCAGCACGAATTTGCAACACATCACCAGTTTCAAGAATAAGTTTGCCAAACAAAAGATTCGCAGAATCATTTGTAGGAATTGGCAAATCTTTGACAATTTCAGTCGTCACAGCGATACCAGCAGATGATCTTCGATGTGAGAATGAAACTATGCGAGTGCCAGAACCAATATTTGCTGCTTGTGCTAAAAGAACAACTCCACTATATCCAACTGGTGCTGTATAAATTCCTACGGTATTAACACCAACGACGGATGTAACTGTTTGATATACGTTTAATGGTAATGGCATTTTATGCTCCTCCTAATGCTAGAATAAACGGTGTCACTGTTGCAAATAAACTCTTCGAATAAAATGTTCCAGAGATAGTTCCTGTTACTTGATTAATAGCAACACCATCACCAATTCTAAAATTACCTGCCTGATCAGTGCTTGTATAAACAACTAATCCTCCATTTTTACCATCAGTTTCATTTGCTTGAATTGGCACACCTCCTTGTGCAGGAAGAGCACTTGAAATTGTAACTCCAGAACCAATATACTCAAAAGAATGTCCAGAAGCTAGAATTCTAGTTTGTTTAAAGAATGGAACCGTTGTGCCAACACCTACAGCATAAGGAACATTCTCATTTAAGGTGATGGTGCAGATTCCAGATGATACTGGAGTTGATCTAGTAATTGAATAATATGTCGGAAGTAATTCTACTGTAGCTGTTGCTGTATTTATTCCAACATCAGGAGAAGAAAATATAATCGTTGGAACTGAGGTATATCCTCTTCCATTTGATATAATCTCAACATTTGAAACAGATCCACTACTAATCTCTGCAACCGCTGTAGAAACCACACCCCAATCATTTGCAGTGCTTGGATCTCCGATTGTAATTGCTGGTGCAGAAGCATATCCTGTTCCAACACCAGTCACATTGATCTTATTAACAGTATAATAAAGATCTTTAAAATAAACAACCTGACCATCAAAAGGTCTGGAAACATTAATCTTAACCGTGCCACCACTTACATAAGTATGAGGCAAAGTCGAAGTTCCAACATAAGCAGAGAAACTGTTTGCAGCGCCGACAGCGTTTATAGTAAATATATAACCATTTGTTCCACTTGGATATGTTACGATTCCAGGTCCTGATGTGCAGGTAAATCCAAGACCAGCAATTGTAACTCCCATTCCAACAGTTAAGTTATGATTGGTAGTAGTAGTAACTGTAAGAAGACCAGTCGAGTTATTATAAGTTGCTGTCTGAACTCCAAGTGTTGGTGTATTTAAATTGAGAACAAAAGTATCTGCACTCGCACTGGAAGCAGTTGTGACGATTCCCGTATATGACAATGCTCCTACACCATCAGCAACTAATCCATAGTTACCGAATGAAGAGTTGGAGTTCGTTAAGTCACAAGCACCACCAGATCCACAGAATACGGCAACATCATCACAGATCGTAAATAAGGATACTAACTGTGCATATCCACCATTGGTCATTGATGCACCAATACCACCTTGATTATACTGTGTATAGGAATCAAGGACCATTGACTTCAGTGGACCAATAGCATGATTTCCATCAACTTTCAATCCAATGCTATTTGGAATAAAGTTGGTGCAGTTTCGAATGTATGGTGATTGGGTAAAGTATTTAATTTCATTTGGGTCAAAAGCAAATACTGCTTTTCCAGAGTTTAATACTCCACTAAAAGACAAATCGCTAACATAATTTCCAGGAGAAACATAAAACAAATCTTGATTTGCATTATTGGGAACAACTGTAACTTCTCTTAAAGAATCTCCAATAATACTGATTTGTGATGGTAGAGAAATAGGATTACTTTCTAAGTATGTACCAGAAGAAACTTTAATAACTGCTCCTGGTGTTGTTGACGCAATTCCAACTGCTGCTTTAATTGTTGCTTTTGCGTCTCCGAGTTTGAGTCCTGTGTTTGTATCACTTCCGTCTTTTGTGACATAGATGATATTGGTAACTGTTGCTCCAGCACCGATGCGAATAATGTCTGTGCCGATTCCACTTCTTTCTCTTTTTGCATAGAGTTCCCCATCATAGGTGTTGTAACCTAATTCAGCAGTTAATAACTGATCTACCGCAGGTTTTTTACCAGGTACGGCAGACCTTTTTATCCTAATCGGAGTTGCCATTTATTACATTCGGTATTTACCACAAGAAACAGTGTATACTGTCTTTCATTTATTTATTCAAGTAGCATTATTCCTTCTTGGGCGATAGGCATAAAGATTTGCTGGTGCCTCTGGTTTCATCCAATTCTTAATCTTCTCATAGTTCTCTTCAGAAAAGAAATCCTGATTATAATACCATTCTTGCCAATGAGTATGCCCCTTAGATTGATTGCAAGAATGGCAACAGGCAACTACATTCGTCTTAATGTCTAGACCACCCTTACACTGGGGAGTAATGTGATCTAGTGTGATATTTTCTTCTGAGTCACAATAGGCACACTTGTGTTCCCATTGTTCTTTTATATTCCTCCTCCATATTCGTTTTGCTTCTGCTTTACTGGTTGTTTCAAGATTAAACAGATAGTCCTTAAACGAGTGTAGAGGAACCATAAGTAGTTGCAACTTATGATTATTTATTGCCGTTTTTAATTTTACAGGCACCTCTACCCCAACCACGACTTACACTATTAATATGGGAACAAATTTTTCCAGATTGACCACAGTAAGGACATACTGCATCTGGTGGATCATTCGCAAAAGGATTATAAACTTCCTTCTTGGGTCTTCTTGCATTCTCAGATTGTTTATGTTTTCGGTGATTCATACCCTAAAAGGTTCTTGTTGCCCTTCTGGTAGTTTGATTTGAGGTAAT